ACTAGCAGCCGATAAGGAGACGAAAAAATGAAAAATGAAAAATGAAAAATGAACACTCGACAGAAGAGATACTTGCTGACGTCAAACACGCCGAGGGCGTCTTGCGATCATACGAAACTCTCTATGACGACAACAGCATTAGAGAGTGTCTTGACGCAGTAAAACAGTTTGCGGGGGGTCATATCACGCGAGCCGAATTAAGCGATATCGCGGAAGCTGCGAGGCAAAGGTGGAAGAGCATCCAGACTGTGCGCAATGCGGCGGGTGCGGAAAAGTATAGTAAATCTCATGCGGCGCAACAAGCAGTCTGGAGCGCCGCGTGCGCCGCATTGCGTGCAGTCAATCCGCTGCGCTGGGAGTGGGCACATACGCCACAAGACGCCGCGGCGTATGCGCTGCATTTGGAAAAAGAAGCGCAGAAAATTGAGTTAAAAAATAAAAAGACGATGAAAACAAATGAAAACTAGCAGGCGAGGCAAAAAAGGGGATCCGCGCTGGATCCCCAATGAGCACAGAAAGATCACGGTGCGTTTGGGGGAAGAGACTTATCTGGACTTAGCAGCCGCGCTAGGAGAAGTCTCAATTCAGGAGTTTTGGGAGCGGGCTGTTAAAAAAATTATCGACTCGAAGGAGAAGGGAACGTAACAACCCCGGAGCCGGGGAATAGCCGCGTTGATCCGTTTTTCCTCGCAGTTGATACGCTCTATGGTTTAACCCGGTCCCATCGCTCACTACTCGTAATCCTCACCCCAGGTGCGATGATACAACCCGAGCGGCGTCAGATTATAGATAACCTCGTGTGCTGGCTGTTTGCCTCTGTGCCAGTTGATAAACTGCGACACCATCAAAGACGATGTAAAATCAGACGTCACACCGACGCTTGGCATAAAACCGCACGCATCCTGCTCACCGGTCTGCTTAACAAGCTCGTCGGAATATAGCGTTTCCGCGTACAGCTCGGCTTGATCCGCATCGATCGGCTTGAGCGTGTAAACTCTGCCATCGGAAATCCCTTGCCTGCCCTCGACGAGCACCCGACATGCTAAGTGCTTGCGAGCTTGCTCGAATATCTCCTTGCGGACCCGCATCGAATCGACACAAGCGAACACAACATAGTTACCCGACGAGCTAAGATCGTGCTGAGTCGACAAAAACCCTTTTGCTTCGAGCGTCGTCGATATCTGAGGATTTATCCCCTCTAGCAACTTCCTTAGCGCCTCAACTTTAGGTTCGCCGGTTTGTGGCGGAAAAAACGCCTGATTCGGAATGTTCCGTTCCTCAACTTGATCGAAATCCCATAACGTGAGGCGTTTACAACCGAGCCGCGCTAACGCTATGGCGACTTTTGACCCGACCGAACCACAACCCACAACGTGATACATAAGATCGCGATCCGCGGGGTTAAAGATGCGTAAGTGCTTTGATAAATCCATGACTAATCTCCTTGCGGATCTGACACTAGCGGCCAATGCTCAGCTAAATACTCCTCATCGTCGTCCCAAAGATCAGGAGCAAACCGGAGCGCTGCAACTTCCTGAGCGCTTGCGGGTGCCTTTTGATCTTTACGCTTTTTCTTCGGCTGCATTTCTTGATTAGCGCGATGCTCGCTCAAGTAGTGCGAGCCTGCTTTTCCCCGACCATTGAGCCCATAGCTATACAGCGGGATCGTCTCGACTGTGACACGCTCTTTAAGCTGTTGACTAAGCTCATTAGCAACTGACTCCTCAAGCCCCTCATTAACAGCACATCCGATATCCTCAATCACGATCCCCTCGGCAAAAAGACACAGATCGACACGAAGCTCATCTTTTTTGTTGAGTATCGCACGTACAAACCAATCGACGCCGGACTCTTCAACCTCCCTTAAATAATCCTGATCCACCGCGCTCGGATTGACTCTCATATTTACGTGGGAATGTCCGTGATATCTCAAACGCTCTAAGCCGATGCCCTGGGCCATCAACTCTGTGTAAGCTTGCATCGTCTCTTCACTTGTTAGATTGACCGTTGTGCTGCTCACAGACTGAACCGGGATGTGAATATCGGTGATGATAAACGTGTCACCATGTCGCTCAACTTCACCTAGCCAAGCCACTTCGGCGCTCGATTGCGCCACGATATAACGCTGCTTAAGCATCGCTATTGGCTCAATCAATACCTCGTAATCACGCGTAAATCTAACTGTCTTGCTCATGTTATTTTCTCCTGTTTTTGTTGTTTTCGAAACTAATCGTCGTCAAATTCGGGCTCGTCGCAATCTTCAAAATCCTCTTCCTCTTCCTCTTCCTCTTCCTCTCTATCGTCCAACGGATCTACTCCGTCTGACTTGACAAGCTTGCCGCTCTCTTCGTCGATTCGCGGCCATGCGTAGATCTTTCGCCCCGCAATGTCTAACACGTTAACCGATTGCAGAAATTGCAGAAGTAAAACGGCGAGCTGAAAATAATCGGACCGAGCGTGCACTTTTGCAATCATCTCCCCAAGCTCATCGCCAAAGCACGCATCGCCGCGATCAAAAATATGTGGATGGTGCATGTCAGGACCGTGTCCGCAAACCTTGCGCGTCTTATTGGCGAACAGAATCGCATCGGCGCCGCGCCGATGCTGAGCGACTGAAATCTCAAAAACTCCAACATCATACAGCCTCCCGCTTCGATGCTCTCGGATCCGTATATGCTCAGTCGTCAATAAAATCGTGTCTCGCAGAACGTCGACTCGCTTAATCCCCTCAAGGCTTTCAAGCTTTGCAAGCGCTTTTGCTGGCTCTTCGTCCTTAGCTCGCTGTTCAATCGCTTTTTCCAGGCTAATAATATTATCCGCCTCTCTGAGTTTTGCGATGTGAACATCTCTAAGCTGCGACGTTATATCCTGCAGCTGCTCACAATACGATCTATAGTTAGATCGTGCTTTTTCGAGATCCGAGCGACGACGATAGTCGGATAAGCGTCGAAACTGCTCAATCTGATTTGTGCGATATTCTAACGCTAGTTCGCTGAGCAGATCGCTAGCCTCCTTTCTTATCTCGTCGCTCAGTGCGTGATCTCGCAGAAAAGCTAGACAAATAGCACTGTTCGCGATGTCATTATCTTGCGCTAAGCAAAGCTTTATTCGCGGCAGCCCGTCACCCTTGAGTGACTCCTTGGGCACCTCTGTGACTACCTCATTTTGTAGCATCACTGGGACTGTTAGCGTGTTTTCATCATCGAGCAGCGGATACAGATACGCAACACGGGCAAACAAACGCGTTCTGTTCTCGGCCCTGTCGCTTGTGTGCGAGCATAAAGAGTCGATCTTTGCGTACCCCGCTTTAACAAGCAACGCTCGGGCCTCGCTGTACAAGCTAAGCTCGCGAAGCGGCATGCTTGCTTGATATATAGCGATCTCGCCGATCGACTCTTGTCGCTTATCTTGCAAGCGTCCGCCAGCCGGTAACCAGTCGATCGACTCGACAATGACGCCCGCTGTGTCACAGAGATCAAAATTCATATAGCGTTGCGGCAAAGCAATTCCTTTCTCCTCTAAATCGCACCGATTCAACCAATATTTTGTCCCTGTCTCTCTCGATACTTGTTGTGCTGATTCCATTGTTTTTCTCCTGTTTTGCTAAACGCGGTCTACCGCACCATATCTATAGTCTACACTTATTTTATTTTTTATAAAAGTTATCTTTTTCTTTTCTTTTTATTTTTTTTCGTGTATTGTGGCTTTAGGTGGTCGGCAATGGTGCTGATCATAAGCCAAGGAAAAGGAGTAACATCATGCGTGTATATTTGGTGATTATCCCAAATGACAAGACAATTACCGTGGAAACTGATGGATCTACGGTCAAAGAAGCGGTCGAATCTGCTGGCTACAGCGTGTCGGGACATGCGATCAGGTTGAATAACCGATCGGCGGAGCCCGGTGATAGCATCGAGGAAAACGACACTATTATCCTCGCTAAAGCCACCGGATCGGCGGTTTAACGTGGAGACGATAAAGGCGCTGCTAGCTAGCGTTGTGATACTAGCAGTCACCTGGTTTTGGGTAGCGGTTTTATTTAGTATTTAGAGGAGCTTACACGGGTGCGGTCCTTCGGGACCGTCCCCCTTTTTATCTCCTAAATTGGCTGGAGCCAGGGATGGGGTTGAACTTAGCAACTTCCCTGGCTCCCCCCGCAAGGGGTAATTTAGCAACTTAGCAACACAGAAGGGCCGGGAGGAACTTAGCAACATGATGATGCAAGAGAAGCGAAGGGTGAGGGAGGAGCTGGGGATTTCCCCTGGCCTCCTGAACAAATTCATAAAAATGTCGAGAGAGCTGAACCAACTTTACGAGACTCAATGTAACGGGACTGACAGAAAGAAGTTCCGAACGGAGTCCTGGGGGGCATACCAGGGGTATTGTGCCAAGGTCCAGGAGTTGACAGCCATCAAGATTGCCAGGCTTCAGGACGAGGCGGGGGAGGTGGCGTCTCTCAATGGCCTTGAGCTGTTTCACCAGACGGACCCGGCTGAAGGCTGGAGCATCTACCTGAGTCGCGGCAAGACGATGCATGAGGGCAATTACAAAGAGGTGGGCGAGGCGATTGGCTAAGCCTAGAAGACGGAGGAAACAACATGGCAACCTCACTGGTTCTGTTAACAATCGTTCTGGCTATCGCTAAGGATGAAAACGTTATTCACATCTCTTGGTTCTGGGTACTGGCTCCCATCTGGGTGCCGATCCTGACCCAAGGGCTAATCCTAATCCTCTCTACGATTGTCGCTGTGTTTCAGGTGTCGGGTGAGGAACGAGGAACGACTGATGAGTAAAACGCTTTATAAATTCACACGAACAAACTGTCAGTCTGTCTGCGTGCGTGACTTCATTTATCCGCTTGGTGAGTGGATGCCGAAAATCGAGAAGCTGGAGCTGTGCAGTGCTGGCTACCATTATGTGACCGAATCTCAATTGCTGGACTGGCTAAGCGATGAGCTCTACGAAGTAGAGGTGCGAGGTGACGTACTGCACGGGGATAATAAAAACTGCGCGCAAGAGATGCGGCTAGTTAGGCACGTTGAAATCTGGAATGATAAAACCGCTCGTCTATTTGCTGCTGATTGTGCCGAGCGGGTGTTACATTTTTACGAGGCAAAATATCCGAACGACAGGAGTATTCGTGACTACATTGACGCTACGAGAAAGTTCGCTCGCGGGGAAATAACTGAACACGAATTAGCTACGGCTTGGGCTGCGGCTTGGGCTGCGGCTTGGGATGCGACTTGGGATGCGGAACGCAAATGGCAACAAGAACGGTTGATGTATTATTTGAGCGGTGGTGACGCATGAGCCCTGATTTGCAAGAACTTGTGACGTGGTTGGAGGAGATGCATGAAGATGCAAAGCGGCAAGCGCGAGAAGACCGTAAGCAGTTTTACAACTCATTCGGAAGTGGATTCAGCGACGGGAAAGAATGGACTTTGTCAGAAGTCTTAGCCAAAGCGAAGGAGATCGACAATGATTGAGTGGGAGGAAGGAAACTTTAGCGAGTTTTTCGACGAGGGGGAAAGGCTCTCGATAACGTTTCGTGGGGACGGCCTTGTTTCTGTCGTGCTGATGATAGGACCTGAGGAAGATGATGAGATGGAAGCGTTACTCTCTGTAGAAAAAATAAGAGAATTATCACAGTGGCTCAATAAAGTGTTCGCGAAGGAGATCGGGGATGAGTGAGCAAGAAGAATGGCTAGATGGTTATTATGCCCCCGTGATGAACAACTGGCGGGAATGGCAAGAGCGCTGGTCGATGGGTCCGTGTGCCGGTAATGACTGGGTTTGGTTTAAAGGGGATTATTATACTGAGGAACAAGCTCGAAACATTTTAAAGCAAAAACCGTGGGGCACGAGAGAACAGGAGATCGGGGATGAGTAATGGGATGTGATGGGATCAATCATAGATGGAACGGATCGGGAAATGATCGTTACTGTGTGAGTTGCGGCATTGAATGGGGAGACATTGCGAGTAAAGAAATTAAGGAGCTGCAAGAACAACTAGATTGCTACGAATATGATGCAGATGATATCCGCGCCGACGAGCGCGGGAAGGTGCTGCGGGAAGTGATTGCAATGATTAGCGCGGAGATACAGAAGATAGATAAAAAGCACAGCGTAGAACTAGCAGAGCCGTGTGCGCTTGGCTTTGCGGCACATATGCTCCAAAAGTTTCAAGAGCGCTGGCCGGAGGAACTGGATAGTAGATAGGCTATACGAGGCTCTGCGTGCCTCTTAGCGGCACGTTTGTCTCATGGGACTACTCCTTCACCCAAACCCTTCTTTTCTCTGTCTGACGGGAGCCTGGGAGCCTAGAGTCCACCATGGCCGATGCCTCCCCACTTCCCGGTTCTACCGCTGTGTATTCCTTTAGTTGGTATCGGGGGAGTCTCACGCCCTTGAGCGTTACGAAACCAGCGACCCTGACGCAGTCCTCTTTTTTTCTCCAGGCCCAGCAAATTCTTCCCTGGGCGTCTGGCTCATCGGCTACAACACAATAGCCCTCCGCAATGCGCTGCTTTGCTATCTCTGCGAAAAGGGGGTGGTTCGCCCGTAGGTAGCGACGAGTCTCCTCCTCCTTAACTATGCGGCCTCCCTTGTTTTTTTCTACAAACCGCTTAACCTCATAGGTTTCCATGCCGGGGTATTGTTGCCTGGTGGCAGGAGGTCGGCTGTCTGTGGGGGCCGTGAGCATACGGCGTGCCCGGATAGCGTCTAGCGCTTGGGAGAAGAGGGCAGCATTAGGGGCTCCGGTAATCTCCATCTCGGTTAGGTGATGCGCTGCGGCTTGTAGGTCCTTCAGGGATTCGTGCCTGAAGTCCTGCCACCAGACAAGTTCTGTGGCGTCGTCAATCTGGAAGTATTGAAACCTAGCCTTCAGGCCCAATAAGATTCCCTGTATCTCTCCTCTTGTTCTCATCCTCGATCTCCTTCTGTCGTTGTTTAACAAACCTCTCTTTAGCCTGGCGCATTTGGCGCTCGTAGGCGCTCTCGTTAACGTAGACCCCCTGCCCTGCGTCTGGTCGCTTCTTAAACAACCCGCTGTAGTTCGATCCCATTGAATGGTTCACGCCGTCGACTAGCTCCTGGATCGTCCAGTCCTTCCTCTCGGTGAGGAGCTTTTTGAAGCCCCGAGGGGTGTAGGTTTGCCGCTTCTCGCGCTTGTAGTCTAGCCACTCCTGAAGCGCCTGCCTTGCACGAGGGGCATTGAAGACCCCAGGCAATTCCATATTAGTAATATCAGTTATTTTCCCGTTGGGGGGATTAAGGGGCTTCTTCTTCGGGAGTTGTCCCCCCCCCGTACCCCCCTTTCTATGTACGCTGTTGGTACTAGATGTACTTACGAAATGATCTTCTTGATCTTCTTTCCTTCTTGTTTGTGGTCGATCGCTGGTCGATCGCTGGTCGATCTGCTGGTCGATCTGCTGGTCGCCTTGGTCTTCTGTTACCTGGTATTTGTCGTAATTACAAATAGTTATCAGCGTAAATCTGTTGGTCGATCTGCTGGTTATTTCGCTGGTCGATTTTAGCCTCTTTAACGAAGTGCGAATTTTCCTCTCTGATAAGCCGGTGGCCTTACTGAGTTTTTTTCGCCCGATTATGCATTGCCCCCGCTCGACCTCAACCCCCCTCCAGCGGCTCTTTTTGTGGTTAGCCAACAGGAGAAGATGCACGAAAAGACAGAGGGTATCCGGCTCGCTTACCCACTCCCAGTTGAGCATTGAGCGGTGAATTTTCACCCACCCGCCGTTACTGGCTGGCATCGTGGTCAGCCTTGGAGTAGTTCACGCCAAACGTATCAACGAGCCACCTATCAACCATCTCGGCGTCGAAACGCACGATCCGGTTGTCCCGAATATGCGGCAGGCCCTTAGCAACCCACTCATCGACCTTTCTAGTACTCACTAATAGGGTAGATGCTAACTCATCCCTGCTTAAATATAATTGTTTGCCCATGTGCCCCCTGGTAATTCTAAGGCACTAGAATAAATCAGAAGAGGCAGCCTTGCAATCCTAAACCCTATAAGGGCTAACCCGTATTTGTTGCTCTTCCGAATCCCGAAACCCGGTGTGCAGGCACGGAAATAAAAATAAATTTATTGACATGATGCCATGGAGTCATGTAGTCACGACATTAGCATTGCATGACTTCATGACCACAGGAGATGAAATGAGCGAAGAACGAGGCAGGCAACGGACGATAGGCTCAAGTGATGTGCCTGCAATCTTAGGCATGGGGCTCGGCAATGACTCCACCCCCTACGCGGTGTGGGCAAGGCTTGTTGGACTACTGCCCCCGTTTGAAGGGAATGAGTTTACCTACTGGGGGAACGCACTGGAGCCGGTGATAGCCGAGCGAGCCATGCAGGACCTCGGGGTTCCCTACACGAAGAACAACGAGTCATATAGAAACCCCAAACTACCCGAATACATTTCCGCCACGCCCGACTACCTCAGCTACAAGCCTTCTATCCTAGAGTGCAAAAACACAAGCTGGTTCAAGAAGAAGGAATGGGAAGATGGCGCTATTCCCGACTACGCGCACATACAGACAACCCATCAGATGAACGTGACGGGGATTCATTCTGCACACGTAGCAGGGCTTATTGGAGGCAACTCGTTTGTGCTTCGTGAAGTTGAGTTCTCCGAGCTGCTGGCAGACGGGATTACGGAGCAGCTTAAAGACTTCTGGAAGCTAGTCGAAACCAACACGCCTCCCGACATCAGCGCCAACGACGTGAACGTCATAAAAAGGATCTACCCGGCACATCAGGACGGGTGGGAGGTAGTAACGAGCGATCCTGAAATTCTCCAACTCTTTGAAATTCTCGAAGAGTCCAAAAACGCGATTGATAACTGGAGTAAGAAGCAGGCGAAGGCTCGGGCTGAGCTTCAGGCGATAATGAAGGACGCGGAGCACCTCGTCTGTAACGATTACCGAGCTTCCTGGAAGGCGTATAACCGCACCTCGGTAGATGCCAAACAGCTTAAGGAAGAGCTTCCCGAGATTTACGAGACAGTGAAGAAAACCACTTTAACCAGGCCGTTCAGAGTAACGTTTCCAAAAGGCGAGGAATAATCATGGCGAAGAACACCCAGGAGTTAGCAATGAAAGTGGCGAACAGTTCCGGTGTAGCAACTCCGGCGTCCCTGCTCGCAACCGCGAACAAGGGGCTTGAGGATATGACTCCTCGCTTGGCGACTGTCCTGCCTCCCGGCATGAGCGTCGATGGGTTTAAGACTAGCGCTTACTACTACCTGAGAGGGAAGCCCGAGCTTTGGTCCGTGATGAAAACAGACCCGCTCTCGTTAATGAACGCCTTTATTCAAGCCGCTCAGTTAGGGCTAGACTTCGGCGTTAAGAACGAAGCCCACGTCGTAAAGTTCGGGTCAACGGCAACGCTGATGACCGGCTACAAAGGTGAGTTAAAGAACATCAGGCGTGACCCGAAGATCACCTACGCGAACGCGCACGAGATACACGAGAACGACCACTACGAGGTTGCGCTAGGTGATACTCCTCAAGTGACCCATAAGCTTCCTTCAATGGGGCAGGGTCGAGGGCGTCTACTCGGGTTCTATATGATAGCTAAGGACAGATTCGGAAACACCTACCACGAACAAATGACAAACGATGAAGTTTGGACACATGCAAAGCGTTTTCCCCCTAAAGGAAAGAGCGGGCCGTTCGGAGGGATGGAAAAAGCCGGGCCGGAGCATGAGAACTGGATTCCATACGGGCTCAAAACAGTTATTCACCGCTGCGTAACGAGGAAGCTCGATCTTAACGCGCTTACGTCCGCGCAAAACGAACGAGAGAACGCTCTTATCGAAGGGAACGAGGCCGTTGAGATCAATGTCCCGAACGAGCAGATACCCGAGTTCGTAGAGCGAGAGGCTGACAAGAAAGCACCCCCGAAAGAGGAGCCAACGCCCAAAGAAAAGAAGCGTGCAGAAGAACTAAAGAAGCAGGCTGAGGAACTGAAGATGGAGGGGCCGCCTCCGCTTGACGATAGCGTTTACGACAACGACGAAGAGTTTTAAACAACAGAAGAGCCAGCATGAGCGAAACGCAATACCCAGTTCAATTAACAATACCAACGGAACCAGCCGAGGCGCTAACCAAGCTTATCTCCCTGACGGTTAAGGACACCCTACAGAAGGGCGGGGAACTGCCGAACTCCGGTAATTCCCTCTCTGACGACTTAGCAGGACTCTATACCGCTGCGACGATGGCCTTCGTCGCGGATGAGGAGATTTTTCTGTTCCGAGGGGAGCTAGGGGAGGTGATTAGCGGGCTTTTACAAGTCACCGTCTTCAGCGCACTGAGGGCATGGCACCAGGGTAGCGAAGAAGCTTTTAATCTTTATCTAGACAAAATAGGAGGAAAACAACATGCGTCAGATAGTTCGGACATGGCTGGGGATACCCATAATCGAGGACAGAGTGAGGAGACTGATGATGAGGGAGCAGATCCGGGCAGGAACGAAAACCCCGAGCCGCAGCAGGCGTAAGCGCAACAGCTACAAGCAACGCACCAGGAAACAGTCCAGTGAGCTTTTCTTGGCGCTGCTTAGAGAACACCGAGTAATGTCCTCCAAGCAGGTGGCTGAGGCCATGGACAGAGGTGGGACAAGCGTATCGAGGTTTGCAAGCGAACTAGTTGAGCGGGGGCTCGTAAGAAAAGAACGGCGCGGACGAGAAGTCTACTTCGTGTTCACAGGACCAGGAGGAGCCGGTGTTGATTCGACGACGAAAAAAATCAACCAAACCAGCTTTAGGCGTCCCGGCTGACTTGGCGATACGTTAACAAGTTCGTCGAGACGGAGCGGGACGCACCTCACGAAGAAGTCCTGGAGGTCATCAAGAAGCCTTCGATAAAGGTCATGGATGTGCAAGGTAGGCTTACGGTAAAAATAGACGACTGGAGATGGTATGAGAGCAAAGAAAGAGACACTAGATACTTCTACGGAGAAGCCGGATAGCTACGAGGGGGGCTTCCATCACGAGACTCTCCTGATAATGTTCTCCGACCAAACCTGGGTTCTACTTGATTATCATCCCGAAGAGAAAACTTACCACCTGGTTGATTCCGGCGCTGACTACTTTCTCGATGACCCCATGAGTCGCTCGGGGTCCCCGCGTCAGCAGATGTTTATCGCGGTGCCGGATTGGCAGTGGAGACAGTTTTTAGGGAGTTTTAAGGACTCGGAGGGGATGGCGTGAAAGAGAGAGAGACGAAAAGCATATCGATTAAGCTCTCTAGCGAGTTGTGGCTTGACGTAAAGAAAGCTGCCTTTGAGAGGGGCGAGACGTTGCAGGAGATTGGGCAACGCATGTTCTGGCGCTACGCGAAGAATCACAAGAATCAGCAAGAGAACGCGCCTCCTCCGCGCTCTTAAAGTCCTGATGAGCATCGGAGATAAGAACCCCTACTGGCGAGAAGGTATCTACCAGTGGGAACATAAGCGCAATTCAAAAACCGATAGCTGGTATATGGAGGTGGTGCCTAATCTATCTGGGCCGGGCGTCAGGTTCCGCATTCGACGAAGGACCATCGACGTTCGGGGTGTGATGGAGGAATATCTTAATGTCTCGTGGCGCGACATCGACAAACTGCTCGCGGCTGTGGCTGAGATTAAGGCATGGCATGAGCTTTTCGGCTTCATGTATCCAGAAACAGCAAAAGAAGAGAGGCGCAACAAGCGTTACCGCAGGGCTCCGAGAAAAAAGAAGAAAGTGAGAAGGAAAAAGAAAAGAGGAGGGGAATCTTCCTCCTAGTCGGGAGTATCTTAATTTGAAAAACCCCCCAGGAGGAAACCAACAAAGCCCCAGGGGGTAAGCGTCGTGTCTGACCTGAGTAAGTTACCAAGAAGGCACGGCTATGGCAATAATAAGACAACCCATCCAGTTGCTATTTGAAGGGGGGCTAGAGGCTGTTTCCTACGGACCTCCCGTCACACCAGAAAGGAACTTGGTCGTAGCGCTCCTGAGAAGCGCCGTGCGAGACATGATTCCGCCCATGCGATACTGCGGAGAGAAGCATAAGATCGTTTGTCTTGAGCGCCGTGCGTTGGCTGAGCGGTGGCTCTGCACGACGGACCAGGACCACCCCTTCAGCTTCGAGCTGTGCTCCAACGCGATAGACCGAGAACCTTCAAGCTTCAGGAAATCGATTCTTGCCTATGTTGATGAGGAAACTAAGAGGATAGTCTCACGAGGGAAACACAGTCCTGCTTCGACACAACGTAGAATACTGTAACCCGAGTCCCGATCTGGTGCTTCTCCACCCTGGCTGATAGCTGGCGATACCGTGGGGTAATCCACTTGATTGTGTCATCCTTAAGGCACCAGCCCACCAGGGAGTCTATGAGGGCCTTGCAGGCTTGGACGAAGTTTCCCTCGTCCATTCTCTTCCTATTCTTCCAAGTCGTCACCAGGACCAGCTTAGGCACCTCCAGGGTTATCTTCCTGTAGTCAGGTGTGGCGTAGGCCAGGGCGTGTTGAAGCCACTGAACTTCCCTTGCCCGTGCGCGTGTGTGGTAGTTCTTAGCGTCGCTCTGCCTTGGAGGGAGATAATCTCCAAGGAAGACATCCACGCAGGGCTCGGGGTTTACTGTCACGATAGGGGCCGTCATGGCCTCTTGGAGCAGGTCCACCGCCTTCTGCATGGATGTGCCTGCTAGAACAGTCGGAGAGACTTTTTAGCCCTGGCTCGCCCGATCAGATTGATAAGCCAAGCCGCTGTAGCCCCGAGGACCTCAAAGCCTTCCTGAACAACCGCCTCCTGTATCGGGACGCCTGCCTGTTGAAAAATCAACATGAGCAGCCCGACATACATCGCGGTGCCCGAGCTGACAGTTATGGATTTTACTAATGGTTTTGAATCTGCCATATCGACCTTCTTCATTAAGTCCGAATAAGTCACTGGGTTACTGGCCGAGGTGTTCCCCTAGCTGACTACAAGTTTCGATGGCTAGCTCGCCAACCTCCTTTGCAGCCTTGCAAGCTGTGAATACATCATCGATAGAATGAGTGTCGCTTTCTAGGATGCTGCAAGCTGAAAAGCTCACCGCCAAGAGTAGTATCAATAGAGCCTTCATATTCTTCTCCTCTCTAAAGGGTTCTTTGCTCAGTTGAAGCCTAGCATAGCCAAGGGGTTTCGGGTCATCTAAAACGCCCGTTCTCGATGGATAGAAGCCCCACTATCGAAAACTCCCTTGCCGCATAGACGGATGAAATGGCCCGAAAACCGTAGCTCCTTCGCGTAAATATACCCAAGGGGAACCTAGTAGCTCAACTGCTTTATCAGCAATCTCGCTACCGTGCCGATTCGTGCTTCCGGGGATTCCCGACCGATATAGTGCTATTGATTGATTGTTACTAAACTGACCGCCGTACTTGAGGCTCGTGATTACTGTTGCTTTGTCGGCTCCGAGAATGTCAACCTGACCTCCGCGCCAGGTGGTAAGGTATACCGGCTTGTTGTTCCTGGGGTTTCCGTCGCAGTGGTCGTCTGCCCACGGCTTCCAGAGCCTTGGGGGTGAAAGGGGTGTAGCGGGAGCGGGACCAGCTTGAACTTGCCCACTAGCAACCCTCCCGACGTTAAACAAGTCAGCAAGCATCGCTTTATTCGGCCATCGAGATCTGTTGCGAGGATCAACAAAGCCCCCATTCGTGCATCTTCCGTTATACGTCCAGCTCCATACGTAGAATTTAGATACCCGGTCTTTCATCCGAGCGTATTCGGCTGGGACGTTCGAGTCCATTGCTTCGTTACCGTCGTAAGAAAACAGTGAGCCGACCGGCGCATTGTGCTGCCGGTTGTGTGTTTCGTTTAGAACATCTGGGTAATATTGATCCTGCACGTTGTTGTTTACTAGTTCAGCCATGGGACAGACATCGCGGACATTAGCCGCCATGTTGTTCCACGCAGTGCGAGAAAGTGTGTGCTCTAAGATTGGAGAGATTTGCAAAGCGACGCCGGGATAACGTTTAAATAAGTCGCAATAAGTTTGAACTCTATTTCTAAACCATCCTGTTTGCTCTTCTCCTCCACGCTCCCACTTTGCATTAAAGGCGTCACGAGAAAGTCCAGCATGCGGCTCATAAGATTGACAGTTCTGATTCCACGGATTGATGCAAGGACCGTTGTATAGGTCGACTTGCCAAGCAGCGACCTTGCCAGTGTTAAGAAGCAATTCTAGATTTTGTGTATCGTTGCCAAAGCTCCAATCGAGATGAGAGCCGCAAAACGGCTTTTGCATTAACTCAGCTACGTGCGGCGTGGGAAACTGCGGATGCAATAAACCAATAAAGTCATGGCAAACTGCGCCCATCGCGGGAAGCTCGGCGGTTGGGGGTGGTGGAGAAGGTTTGTCGTCATCTCCGAAGAGGTCCTTGATAAGCGAGCAGCCCGTGACTGCCAGGACGAGAATAGTGCAGAATAGTAGTCGCAACTTCATCAGGTTCCTTTTTATGTTAAAAGCTGAGACACGGACTTACATCGACAACCTTGGTCGAAAGCCGTTACGTGCATCCTTGCACACATCTCAGCCGGAGGGAGGAGATGCTGTGCAGAGTTAGCGCCGCACGCTTAACCTCTCTTTAAGTCCTCACTGCGCCGTGTCTCATATCTATTTCTTTACCCAGAAGTAGTAACCGAAGATGTTGGCGACGTTGTACATCACAACGGCCTCGATAGTGCGCCACACCCTGGTCCAGCCCTTCTCTTTCCTGGCGATAGCGGCCATGCCTTTGTAGAACCTTACATTCTCCTTTACGAAAGAACCCTCTCCGGTAATCTTCTTTTTTACAAACGCTTTGTCGTGCGCAATGCACACGTCGGTAAACGGGTGGTCCTCCGGTAGCGCCCAAATCTTGCTGATGCCACAGACGTCTTTCTTATCGGCTACCCGGACCACTTAGATGAAACCCCCTTTACCACACGCTCCCCCGTTAATAAAACGCCTATAGCTGCCGCTGTCCTCCACTTCATAAGTAATGGCTAACTTGAAAAACGATACTCGCGCCCCTAGTCCAACAAATATGTCTGCCGCTGTGCGCCTAATCTCTGCCGTTACGCCCAGTATATTAGCGTCTGTAGGAATAGCGAAGGCGAAATTTCTGCCAATTAAACTTTTACTAAGCTGTGTTCCGCCTGGGTCAGTGAAAGAAACAATTAAACTTAAGCCAAAATTCACGCTGTTAACGGTACTCACGGAGAGGCTAGCCAACCCCCAGAGGTCTGATGCTCCGCCATACTGTATCGTTTCAAATCCGCCGAAAGTCGGCCAAGCGGTCGCAATTGCTTTATTAAGCGTAAATGGTACGCCCGAAGCATTGAGAAGAACTACAGTCTGATCTTTAAATTCCCTATCAAATGCAAACGTCTCTACGGGTGCCTCGGCAAAAGATGCATCACTAGCTGTCGTAATAAAATTAGGATTGGTCCATGTTAGCGGGTTACTTTCAGAACCCTGAACGCCAGTATTTGGACGTGTGAGTGCGGTCGTTATAATAGCCAAGAGTAAACCCCTCCTGTCGGGCTCTGTTCAGTTCTTGTTTTCACCCAAGGCCCCCGCCGAGGAAGGAGCCGCCGACAAACGACTGAGAAGCGCCATTTTGCTCAAAGACCGTGACCTTAAACCAATCCACCACTGCGACTGTATCGTCGCTGATAAGAGCGTAGGATCTGGCGATTTCAAGCTGAAGCCCCGCCACTGCGGAGCTAGGGGCAGAGAAGCCGAAGTTGCTACCTCGCAAGGCCCCTGTGTTGTGCGAAGTTTCTAGGTCAATCCCAAAGTTGCTCGTCGCAATCAGGCCATCCAGCTCGGTTGTCAGTCCCCACTTGTCGTTCGAGCCTCCGTAAATAGCCAAAGGGCCAGGGGAGCCTGAGACGAAAACTGGCCAATCGGTGCCCGTGTCGGCTTTATTTTCTCCAATTCGAGCTGATCCATTGTAAATGCGGATAACGCTATCTTTTACGGGGTTTGGATTTCCAAGGAAAACCTGGTTAGCAAAGCTCTCCTCTGTGGTGATGTTGTTTGGGGAGGTCCATACGGAAGACCCTCCACCGGCGTCCTGTCCCGTCCCAGGAAGGTTGGGTCCTTGCTGTGACATCTACTTTCCACCGTTTATAGAGACCTTCGTCTCTACGGCTTCAAGCCGCCGATCCAGGTCGACAAACATCTCCTCACCTCGGCTCAGACGCAGCTCCGTGATCTGAATATGGTTGTTTATCGTTGTGTTCACCTGGTCGATAGAGTCTTTTACGTGCGTAATCTCCCTCTTGCCAGCAGCCATCTCTTCGATGAGCCATGGAATGTGTGCAAGGCTCTCGTTTATTGTGGTCAACTTCTTAACAAGAAAGAGTCCTATCGGGCTGTTCAAAACAACCACCAGGACTATGCAAAAATTTACTATCTGGTCTGTCGTTAGATTTTCCATGCTTATAACTCATGCCCCTCTAGAACCTTCTTCACGTAGTTGCGGGTTTCATCCGGCGCAGATTCTCTTATGTCACGCCAGGTCCGTCCCCCCGCTCTTCTAAGGGCGCGGCGAACATTCCCCTGCCCCCAGTTGTATGCGGCCAGCCCTAGCTCGTAGTCATTACCAAACTGCTTCACTAGCTGGTCGATATAGCTCGTTCCTAGCCGGATATTCAGGGGGGCATCGAACAGCTCTTGTTGAACCTCCTCGTCAGATAGGATTGACCAGTCCAAGCCCGCTTTTTCTGCAAGCTCCCTCCCGGTGGCAGGCATGATCTGCATAAGGCCAGCAGCCCCAGCGGAAGACACCGCTTGTGGCCTGTAGTTGCTTTCGGCTTGTATAAGAGAGAGCACCAACGACGGCGGAACCGTAAGGTTCTCTTGTTCGGCATACACCTCTTCGAGCATACACTCTAGCGCCTCTCGATCTAGCCGTCTGGTTGCCATTGTCGGCCCTCGTCACTTTTTATCCCGAAATCCTCTGGGTTAACCTCAAATATTTCGGCGTTCTTTTTCGCCTCTTCTAACTGGGCCTGTTGCTCCAGCAGGGCTTCCTTTTGTCGCTCCGTCAACTCCCGCCCTTCTCTTCGATGCTCACTCATTCCGTTCTGTGTTTCGTTCCACGCAAGAGAGCAGCACTCTACTGGAATTAAGAGACAAGGAATCATCAGGCCCCACGGATTCTCTCCTGTCCGGTTAAACGCCGTCGAAGAAACTCTAAGCGCCTCAAGCGGCTCAAGCACGTAGAACCTGTAGTTTTTGCCGAAGCCTGCCTGTTCGACGGTTTTGTGGAAGACCCAAAATACCTGGTCCCTAAAGCCAAACCGGTCCCACCATCTAGCGCCTTCCTGTATCTGGTTCGTAGTTCCAGTTACCCGCACCTCTAGCCACTTCCTTGTTCCGACACCGAAGCTTCGACGAAAATCATCAACCAGCGCCAGATAGTCCATGTCCTGCTCGTACCGCTCGTTCGGAGTCCGGTAGTGCCAGATCGGATTCTTGTCCTCTGCGTGGGGCGCTAGCGGCAGTAGAGGGTCTTCTCCTGGGGCTATGATGTTCATTCTTCTCCTTGCTCCTGTCTCCTCCTAAGCCGCTCGATAATACGAACACGCCTTTGTTCTTTCTTAGTGGAGGGGATTCCCTTCTCGTCTATAAAGTCGTCTAGCTGCCTTAATCGATCGAATGCTTTTGACTTCTGGGCGTCTACTTCAAACGTTCTGATACCACTCAGGAGCCTGGCTACTTTTCTACTTGCTTCGGTATCCGGTTGGTTAAGTGCGTTCATGGTCGGGAACACTCGGGACGCAGTTGGAATGAACGTGCTGAGAGCTACGAGCATCGTTGAGTCCGCCGTGAATGAGCCGTCGCCGTTTGGAGATAATCTAAGAAGGGCTTTCGTTAGCGCGTTGTATCCTTTGGCTGCTGCTTCGGGAATCTTGTCGAACGGATGAGAAATAACATCGCTCCAGTCCTCAGATATGAGACGTATCTTTCTCAAGCTCTTGTCATCAAGCGGCCTGTCAAAAAAGAAGTTCCTATTTGCAATAGCCTCTATCGGGGCCTTGAGAAGTGGATTCAGGCTAGAGATGATCGTCTGGGCCGTGTTGATGCCAGACTTCCCCACTGCCCTCAGAGCAGAGAGAGGCGTCTTCTCTACTGGTGGAATTGAGTCAAAGAACTGGAACGTCTCCTCAATCGGAGCGCCTATGCCGAGCAGCACCTCCGGTAATCCGGCTTCTGTTTGCCCAATTACCCGTGCAAACGCCCCGTCCTTCCTGTTCGTCAAGAGGAACTCCTCTATCTCAGGCCCGACCTCGAAGTTTGAGTCTTGCATCAACATTTCTTTAACGCCGTCGATTGCGTGGAGCTGTGTCGTGAGCTTCCCCGGCGAGGTAAACATTGATTTGATTGTATTGCTCGTCTCTGTTCTCATAAACGAGTAGAAAAAGAACAGATTGTTAAGCACATCTCGCTCGAAGGCTGTCTTGCCGCGAGCATAGTTAACCATTGTTTGCAATGTTTGCTGCGTAGCGCTTACGTGGTCAAAGCCTCGCCTGCGGAGGTTAAGATATAAGTCCGAACGTCCGGCTGATTCTATCTTTCTGGTGAAGTCGCCCAGAGTATTCATGCCCTTGCTCATTAGTCGTCGCACGGCGCCGGGGGCTGCGTCTCTTGGGGCTTTGGCGAAAAAGGCCCCTGCCAACATATCCCCATAAGCACCGTAGACATCGATAGTTTCATCGGCCGTCGGGACGGTGCCCAGGAACTCCCGTAAGTCTGCTACGATCTGCTTGTTCGGTATTAGCGTCCCGTCAAATCCTACGAGGTCCTTGCCTCGGTGAATCACAGAAAAGTTCCTATTCCAGTTTAAAGGGCTAAAGGCTTCACCCAACACGCTTACAGAATCTAACTGCTGAAACTGACCTCCCGCAAGGTTTCTAGCGTGGTGGGATGGCCACGGGATAGTCACTCCCCACTTCAGCATACGGACAAACCCCGTGTAGTTGTTGAAGGTGTGTTCGAGAACATCCGCTAATGCGTCCTGGCCAGACGCCCGAAGGCTCTTGAACGTCTCCCGAATCAGATTCCTTCTCTGCATTGACTCGTTGACCGCATCCGACAGACCCTTCGGTATAACGCCACTCCAAAACTTCCTTTCTTCTGGTGAGAAGTTCTTTGCAAACTGCTGCATGAACCGAGGGTTAATCGTGCGGGTGCTTGCTCTACTAGTGAGGTCTTCTGCGTCTCGTCCGAACTGAACAAGCCTTGCGTTTGATTCTTCAAACAGCTTCGTGCCATCGGTGATTTGCTGGCGAGTGATCCCCCCTTCCGCTACGGCGAAATCGAGCCTTGCTTGCAGCGCCTCTCGCCTTGCTACGGGGTCCCCCGCCTCAAAGCCAGCCCTGATTGCATCATAGGTTTCTTCCGTAATCGGATTCCCTTTAGACGTTTTAACGAGCCCGAAGGAGCTAATGTCCTGGATAGCCGCTTCAGGTCCGATGTCGAACCCTCGACTCCTTGCTACCTCTATCGCGCCGTCCCGAACTTTTTTATTATTACTATTCGCAAGTCTTCGCAGTTCCGCGTAGCCATCAGGCGTCATGCCAAACTCATACGCCATCCGCTCCATAAACTGCTTGTCGAGAACGGCTAGTCTTTGCTGATAAATCCGAGCGGCGACAAGATGCTTCAGGTTTGTTTCTACTTCAAACCCAGCGGCTTTTGCCTGTTCCAAAGACTCGAACACGCGGTCCATTGTAAACGGCTGTCGCTGCGGCGCTCTCAATCCCTGTTGGGACAACATGCGCTCCAAGCGGACATCAGCAGCGGTGGTCTTAGACCTTGTTACGAGCGGTAGGTATTCCTTGATAACCTGGTCTTGGTCAATAAACCCGTGCTGAAGGGCTTCGTCGAGTTGGTTGGAGAACACGTCCCTCGCTACATCGAGAGCACGAACCGCTTCGTCTGCCTTGTCCGGCATTTGAGTGCGAACAATGTTTTGTAATGTGCTTAGATCATCCGGGGTGAACTCGACTGTTCTGAAGTTGAACAGTTCTTCAGCGGAGGCTGCCGCCCTCCTTGCGATGTTTATCTTATTAGACATGAACGTGGAGAATATCTGGCCGAGCTGCCCCATCTCTTCGGTACTCATACCCTTAAAGAGGTTCTCTACATCGGTGAGTACTTCAGTTTGCAGGGCTATTTTTGAAACCGCCTGTTGATCAATAACCTGCTTCTGTTTAGTCCCGCCCGCCTTGATTCTCTGCGAAACAAGTCTACCGAACCCTTTTACAATCCTGTTGGGCGTCTTGAGGGCCTCGGCAAACACGGCCATCGTTCCTCCCGCCTCTTCCATCGAACGGATCGCTGAGCGGAACTGGGAACCTACCTTAAGGTTGGCGTTGTAAAGCTTGCCGTTAAGCAGCTCTGTAGCTTTTGTAAGAACCGGAATGTTGGTCGTTGCACTATTGAGAAGCGGAAACGAGAAGGAACTTGGTTTTGCGTTTGGCGCAAATAGCGACCTGACCCTGAGCGCAGGCTTTGCAAAGAGCGGGTCTAGCAGCTTCTCCGCCATGTCTGCCGTAAGGTCGGTAGAGGCATCTACGATCTTCAGATCCTTAGTGGCTTGGATGAGCTTCTCGTTTAGGGCCAGCGCCTCCTTTGGATCTACGCCGACTTCTTTCAGTCCCTTGAGCGCTGCGCTTTGTGCTCGCCTGGCCTTTAGGAAAGTTTCTGCTGCCGAGAACCTCTTGGCTACCTCGCCTCCGGCCTCTTTCCTTGCTCTTTGAAGAAATATGCTTCTTGCTGTGTCGTCTAGCTTATCAGTAACGGCGGCTACGTTCTTTTTGAAAATCGTTTCGGTGAGGTCATCGGTAAGCCCGGCGGCTAGCTGTCGTGCGGTTGCTTTTGTCTGGTTCTTAACAACTCCGGTTGCAATTTTTGTTGCAGCCCCAGACACCGCCGCAGTACCTATCTTAGCCACGCCAGCGGTACCGAATGTTAAGAAAGTTAGCGGGTCTTGGAGCACATCACCAACAAACCCCGTGACACCCCTTGTAATCCGAGTTGCGGTAGCGTTTTCGTCAAGACCAAATATATCTCGCAAGGTCTGCCCAGCACCAAGGGCATCGGTCTCTCTCAAGAACTCTCCCGTGGTCAGTCCTCGGTCCTGAAATTCAGAGTCTCCGGTTACGATAGATTGAATAAGACCGCGAGTGGGTCGTCCAGCGAAGTCGAGCGCCTCTCCGATTTTCCTTAGCGCTGAGGGCTCTTGATCGGGGGGAAGGTCCTCTCCGAATTGCTCAATAAGCCGCTCCTTCGAGCGAACGGAAGATATAACTCGACGTAGCTGCTTTTGAGCGTCTCGCCTGCGAAAGGTCTGAATTATGTCATTGGCCTCTGGGGTAGGCATAAGTTAGCCTCCCTGAGGAGTCTCGAAACCTGGGATAATGTTCAATCCTGGAATAGTAGCCCGCAGGATATTAACGAACCGCTCTTTGAAGCTCGGCTCAAACTGCTCCAACAGCTCCTCTAGGGCATCAAGCCTTTCTTCGTTTTGTTGTCCTTTCCCTAGCACTCCTCCCCTGATGGCTTTTATCAAGTCCCGGAGATCTCTCTCCTCGAAGCTCCCGTCGGCCACTGTCTCAAAGAGCCGCCTGAGCTTATCGCGGGGGTCTTCGATACCGAGGCTTTCGTCGAAACGGTCGGCCAGCCTCTCCAGGCTGTCCTCGCCCTGTTCCGGCACCTGCCTATTTGACGGTTGGCTCAGTTGGGCAGCAAGGGCATCTGCGAAGTCAAGAGAGGCGGTTCCGGTGTCAAGCACCTTCGTAGCCAACTCCTGCCGCTGAAGATCGAAAAGCTCCCGCTCACTCACCTTATCTGGCACGCCGAGCCGCTCATCTATGAGGTCTTGTGAGAAGCGCGAGAATCGTCCCCGTCCCACGTTCTCGTCCAGCTCGGTGTCAGGGCCTAGTCTTAGGATTCGTTCCGCTGAGCCCGTATCCTGGGCCTCCAGCGCGGCTCTAATGCGATCAAGGGTGATGAGCCCCTCTCGGGCTTCCTTTGCTCGGTCCCTGGCGGCCAATTCGTCTACTTCACGCTCTACTTGAACATCAATGTTCTGAGCCAGGGCCTCCTTAATCGGTTGACTACCAGCGGAGCTGATTTCTGTTCCGGTGAATCTTCCTCCTCGGTTCGGCTGATTCAGTAGCTCGGAAAGAATCTCGGAAGCTTGACTACCAGCGGAGCTGATTGCTTCGCGAGTCTTGTTGGCTACCAGAGTAGGGCTTAGAAACCTGGCCAGCCTGTTGAAACGGTCTTCAATCGGGAGTGAGGAGTCGCCAAACGCCGCCGACCCCGACAGGGCCTCTATAATGGCTTCCTTTTCTTCTTCTGTTGGCACGGACTAGAATCCTCCTAGAAATTGTCTAACGAGTTCAACAAAAACATCAGGGTTGTTTCGCTCGGTCGTTCTTCTTACCGGAACCTTCTGGGCTGCCCCGGCGCTATCGAAAATTTGTTCGTCGTTGACCACTTCCGTTTCTGAGAAGGCCCCCTGTCTCCCGAGGATACTCAGGGCATCGAGTAGCTCTTTGCGCTTCTGCGCGGCTAGTCTGGCCCTCTGGTTCAGTCGTTGGTCAAAATCCCTGTCGCCCTCCCGTCGGCGCTCAGCAGCCTCTCGCTGCTTCTTCGCCCTGGATAGAACCTCTCCAGCTACGTCCGATATGGCCACGCTGCCGCCAACCCTGGATGGGCCTCTCCGCGTCTTGCCAGCTTCCCTGGCTTGCTTACGCGCCGCAGCAAACTGGTTCAGAATAGAGATGGCGGCTTCTCTTTGCCCCGGAATGGGATTTCCGAACCTGCGATCCGAGAGCGCCTTAAGCGCTGCTGCCTTCGCCAGTGGGTTGTCTTCAATAAGGTCAAGAAAGGTGCTGCCGGGGCCAAAACTACCAGACTGCGGAGGTATGATCGTTACTTCCCCCTCCTTTGCCCTTCTGTCGAGTCGCGCCTGCTCGTTCGCCTGAGCTGCAACCGACAAGCCTCTTCGCCGACGATCCTGGAGCTTTTCGGATTCTTCGTTGGATGCCATCTACTCTCCGCCTCCTATTCCAATCAGATTCGCAAACTCTTCATCTGTTAGCTCAGGGAAGAGGCTTCTGTTTTCTTCTGTGAACCCACCACCTGGAAGGGTGAAGTTTGGCCCCCCGACTCTCCTTCGCGGGAGTCCTGGGCCAGCGCCCGTGCCTTCTTGGATAAGGCTCATGATGTCGCGGGAACCAAGGCCCCCGCCGCCCCCGCCGAAGCGAGGCAGATTAGAGGAGCCGCCTCCAATACCTTGAAAATCTAGAAAGCTTGGTCGCTCTTGGGAGAGGAGTGTCTCCAGCAGGCTCTCCACCCCTGGGTTGGGCGCAAGGGTCTGTAGGGACTTCGGGGTTCCGGAGCGCTGCGCCTCCTGCGGCTGAAGCCCCTGCTCTAGCCCGAGGTTAATCAAGGCCAGGTTCTGTGGAGTAATTCGACTCACCTGTTAGCCTCCCTGGAACTGGGCGATGATCTGCTGAATTACCGATTGAATGTCGCCTCCGACCCTTCCGGTGGTGTTGCCGACCTGCCCAATCGTATTGAGGAAATCTATAAAGTTTGCCTGCCTAGAGTTATCAAGCTCTCTCTCGCCAAGTAGCTTTCTTAGGTCTATCTCTCCTTGGCCGAGGTTAAAGCGGTTCGCTATTTCCTGCCCGGACTGCCTGGCTTCGTTTGCGCCCGTACCGAGGCCGGTAAGTCCTGAGCCAATGCCCTGAAGAATCTGAGCTCCTTGTTGTCTACGCTGAGCAAAGTCAGCCTCCAGGTCAGAGAGCCCCTGGGCAATCGCGCCCTGTCCGGCTGCTCGGTTCTGCGCGAGTGCGTTCTGAAAAGCTCCGGTGTTTGCACGGAAGCCGCCGAACTGATCCCGGATTTGTCTAGCGCTATCCCTGTTTCGCGCTTCAAGTCTAGCCCGCACACGAGCGGCGGCATTGTCCTGAGATGCCTGCGACGGCAGAGCGTTCTGAGCGGCTTGCTGGAAGATAGACCCTGCTTGGGTAAAGAAGCCGGGGTCAAATACTGGTTGTTGATTAGGCGGCATAACCTCTTCCTCTTAGTCTCCTGGTATTTCCAGGTCGTAATAAATTACCTTAAACGCGCTCAGCAGCAGAGTAGCAGGATTGGCGTTTTTGCCTGAAATCCTAAGATGAAACCAGCGACACAGTGCGCTTCTGAAGGAACGGCGCTCTCCAGCGCCGCCCAAAAGTATAAGCCATGTGGCTCCTTCCGTGGGTGATAACGTATCAAGCGCATACTCAATAGTTGCGCCTTCCTCCGCTGAGTCGAGCGATGGAAACTCCAACTGAAGAAGCCGCTTGCTCCCCGTGTGAGCAGTCCTTCTTCCGTCTGAGACAAGAGAGGGGTCAAGCCGATTGGTTATGGCTTCGTAGTTTACGTCCTCTTCTCCGTCCTGAGAGAGATCGTCTCTAAACGATTGGAACATCTTCCCAACCCCCATCGTCCCGATAAAGACCGTTTCCTGCATCGGGTTGATGTTCGCCGTCTTAGTCGGAGGGACATGCACAGCGGTTATGCCCTTCTCGTCAGCGTTAAGGTCTGGAACGTCGACCCAGCTATACGTACCGGCAAACCCCTGCTCCGGGTCGATTGCGAAAACTATCTGTCTCGTAAGCGAGGCCATCAACTACTCTCCCACGGGGCCGTTGCGCTCGTGTCGGAGTCGATCCACCGGCCAACAAGCGTGGTACCGGTAAACACCCACTGGGCAGCGTCGGTCTTTGCGCCCGTTACGAAAAAGAGAAACTGCTCAAGGCCGGGATGCCAGACCGCGCTGATGAAGACGTTTGCGTTGTAGTCATCGGTAAGGATCGGGCGGAGCTGTTCCGAGATAGCGCGGTCGAACTTAATATTAACACCAGCCGGGTCAACCAGCACGGGTCCGGCAGCCCCCCAGTAGGTCAGGCTCCTGTCTTGAACCGCCACCGACGAAGGAAAGCTCGTGCCTTCATCAGGTAGGAACTCTCGAACCTCAAACTCACTTACAGACGACCCAACTATCTCGAATATCCCAAAGCCTGGTGGCGTAAAAACAAGCAAGCGCCCTTGCCAGCTACGAAGGCCAGTGATCCGATTGTTAAACGCGAAGAATCTACTTTCAGAGAAATACTCCAGGACCGTCGGGTTCCCATCGTAAGAAAGGGAATAGTAAAGCTTGTTCGTCACAGGGTCAGCTATCCAGAAGCGATTTTGATGCGCTTCCATTAGGTAGCTATTCGGTGGAGGATCGTGATCTCCGATGTCCGGGCCGGGGAGCCCGAGGCTGTCGTCACTCGCATCGTCATCGTATGTGGTTTGCGCGAGTGGAATCTCCGCCAAGAACAGCGGTGGGTTCTCTGCCGTCTGTACGGTTCTGTAGATTCGTTTCTTATCAACCCCCTCCCTGGCTACGGTCGTCTCAAATCCCGTGAGCTGAACGTCTTCTGAGCTTGGTGAAATAATGTCCGTAAAGGGAGAAGGGCTCGATTCCCATGCGGTCGTAGAGTCGTAAAACGTGTAGTAATAAACAAAGTCGCCAGTAAGGGCTCCCGCCGATAGCGAGCTGCCTGGCGCAGTTGTCGGGGCCGGTCCTCCCAGCCTGGTAAAGCTTCCAGAGTCTATATCCTGAATCTTCATCACCACGCCGCAGGCCGCGACCATTGTTTGATCGATTTGCGCGAAGCTGGTTAAGGAGTCTGTGCCCGGAGATGTATTGGCCCCTAGCGTAATGGAGTCCCAGTTAAGAGTGCTCCAGTTTAACTTCTCGAAGAAGCTCGTGGACGAAGAAAAGCGATGCCTAACGGGGATAGCAACGACCGGAATCTTTAGCTGTCCACTGACCGTCTTGGAGAAGCTGTCGATTCCCCAGATGTCCCCTTCGATCTCCCAGACGTGGCTCCCGCCTCGCTGAAGAAAGCCTCCAAAGATGCGGTTAAAAACAAGATTGTTTAGCAGCCGGAACGACACTTGCTCGGCATCAATCTCGTCTATGCTTAGGTTCTGTGCCGTGAACTGTGAGTAGATCCTTTCTTCCAACGCTAAGACCTCCGTGTCCCAGGAAGGTTTCGACTGAGGATTTCGACTAAGAGCCGGACCCTGCGAAGTTCGTCTTCCAGTAAGGTAAGCTTTGATCTAAGCTCTGCGGATTGAGTAACTTCAACTTTCAGCACGTCGAGCCCGCTGGCCGCGTCCACCGCGTTCCTGATTCCCTCAAGGGTATCACCTGGTGTAGAAAACCCAGTGCCTTTAATTTCGCCGAGGGCTCCGGTTAGTTGAGAAAAGCTTGCCCTGGTGAATACTTCGGCTTCCGTAGCGAAGGCATCCCAAGTCACGCCAACCACAACAACTCCAGACTGGCTAGTATTTACGGGAGTCCCGCCGGTAGCCCCAACCACCGAGACGAGAACGTAATCTTCCGTTCCTGCCGCCGGGATAAAATTATAGTGATAATGCCCCGGAAGGTTCGTCGAGTCGGTTTCGATCATGTTCACCGAAGAATAGGTGGTCCAGATGGTGCCGTTCCAGTACTGCCCTGCGCCTACTCGATACAGAGCAAGGCTTACCGTAAGTCCAGTGACGGGATCGCCTACCGCATCTACCATTTGGGAAACGAAAATCGGCAGCGTCTCTCCCGCGTCAACGTAGTCGTTCATTAGGCAATCCTCATACGCACCGCGATATGGGAACCGCCACTAACCCCTCCGTTCACATCGAACGGGTCCTCTAGCTCTGTCGGAGAAGTTCCGTCAGATACGAGCGTGCCGTAGACAGAGCCGCTTCCGCTGGTCAGACCGATGTTCACGGTCGATAGAACTGCGCGAACACTAAAGGAAGCGTTCGTGTGGACGGCTATCCAGTATAAAACCCCCGGTAGAAACGTATAGGATAGGGCCTCTGACTTGAAGCCTGTTGCGCTACAGTCAAGCTTACTTGTCGCAAACAGGCGATCCCCAGGGAGGCCGGTAGTCAGGGTGTTGTAGGCTCCGAGCTGGGCTTCCCCCCCGCCAGTCCCGCTGAGCACCTCAAGGCCAATTAGGTCTATTTCTGCGGGGGTAGCTACCCAGAAGGGATACGCCTCAGCGAACGAGGCGTTTGTGCTTTTTGTTGTAGGCGGCTGAGTAAGTAGAGACGTGTCGTAATAGCGGCCAGAAATAAACGGACGCATTATTAGAGGCGGCTGCCTTGTTTGCGGTGGAAATAACTGCACAGTAACTGCCTCCTCTCATCTCTGGTTTTACGCCTCAAGCACCCTTATATAAACCAGATCCTCACTGGCCGTTGCTGCTTCTAGCATTGCGTAAAGCTTAATTGGCTCGGACTGGAAGAACGCGCCCGAGTGCCCAAGAAACTTGTCGTCATACGATTCTAAGAAACCAACCCCATCGGTAGCGGACGGGCAGAAATCAGATGCCTCCGTTGGGTCCGCTTCCCCAACACCCCAGCCGAGCAGGATGGTCGTATCGCTTTTGTTGAATACCTTTAGCGTCTGAAGTGAGCCGACGCAGGTGTGAACCAGGGTCCAGCTCGACTCACTGAGGTCGTCAGCGCCGATAGTTACCAGCGTGGGGAATTTGTTATTGATGTTCATCTTTCTTAGCCTCCTCAAACATTTCTAGGACCGGGCCTGCAATAATCGCTTCCTTGGCAGTATACATTTCTTCCTGTAGAGCGCCGTGTATTAAGTGGTGGGCGATAACCGAGACGACCGGCTCGTCTCTAACCACCATGCTCTTCAGGGCTCGTGCAAGTTCCATAATGTCCTTTGCCGTAAGCTCTCTCTCGCCGATCTTCTTAATAACGTAGTCAACGATACGCTGTCTCGCATCCAACGGCTCGCTCTTTGTGACCGCCGATATCTCATCAACACACAGTTCTATGTTGAGCCTGGTGGTGAGTTCGGATTCTCTCATCGCTAGCCACACACTATCTGACTTCCTTGACTATCAACCTAGCCCTCGATTCTTCGCCGGTCGCCTCGTCCACGTTAGATCCGTGATTATGACTAACCGAAGCTGTAATTGCGCGGCCTACTGCTAAATTTTTAATCGTTGAAGCCTGAACACCAATAGTCTTATTATTTGCAGGTGAGAAATCAGTGCCAGTAGCAATACCGGCTGCGTTGTCTTTCAGTTGGATCTGCACATTTTCAGTGTCATCAATATCGCTAACTAGAGCAATGTAGCCGTAGATAAAATAATCACCAGGGCGCTTAATTAATATTCTATCGTTGGCCACGTCATCTAGCCCTGCATTATTGCTTGAAGACACCTGGTCAAACTGAATGTTTGAATTCCCCGGTGCGTATGACACAGTGCTACCGCTACCACTGACTATTTGGCAAACGTGCGGCATTAGCGTGTCGCCGATTGTCTGATAGTTAGTCCCATCGGAAAAGAAGATAATTGAGTCGCCCTGCATGTAGAGCGTGGAGTTGTGGTTCCCGACAATCAAACCGGCGTCCGGGCTAATGGCCACTTCGTTATTGTTAGCCGTTGTCTTGGCTACGTAAAAAATCTTACCCGCTACGGTCGCGGGATCGGGGAGAGTTAGAGTTCTGTTGGCTGTGTTGGCAAAGGTAAAGACAGAATCCGTCAGGCCGGCAACCGTATTGGCATCAAGGCCGGTCCGACTCGGGAACGCGCCGATAAACTGGCCATCCTTAAGGGTAGCCCCGTCGACAACGACCCCGTTGGCTGCTGTGACTTCGGCTATCGTGTCAGCTTTGATCTGTAAGTTGGCAGCGTCAACCTCAAAAAATAAGTTCCCCGTTGCGGGAACGTCGTCATAAAACTTCAAAAAATCATCGCTGCCAAGTGGAGACCAGTAAGAAGTCTTCGTGTGGTTTATCCCACCGGCTGGCTGAATAGGAGCTGTTGCGGTCATAGCCTCGGCCCTCTGTAGGTTCGTCTGTTATCTCTAATGTGCAGAGTGGACTCTTTACTGGCGGTCCCTCTATCTCTAAGCATCTCGTCTATCCCTCTTGATAGTTCGCCCCGAAGGGATGTGAGCACGAGAGAGCGGTTGCCTTGAAAGAAGTGTGGAAACATCAGCGCGGCCCCAATCGCTATTAGTCGTTGGTAATCTTCGTGCAGCTCAGGCTCATTCCCCTCAACAAACGCTGCCGGGGGAGCTAGGTAATATAGGTAAATTCTCCAGGTTTGGTCTCCCGTGGGTAAAGATGACAAAAGAACCTCCTCATCGGGAGTTATCGTCCAGGACCTCGGATGGTTCAGATTGCCGTGAGAATAAGAGTTGTTCCCGACCCACGCTTGATACTGGAGGAACCGCCACTCCCTGGCTTCGGAGCCGGTGACACCAAACGCCTCATCGACCGACAGGCTCATCTCTTTCGAGAAGTCCGTAACGGCGAAGTCGGACGCAATGCTGAACGGGCTGTTAGATGCCTCTGTGACGTCCAGCGTGGCCTCTCTTATCAAGGCGCGGGGTCTTCGTTTTCTAGTTAAAGTCTTGTGGGTTTCTTCTAGCCAGTAGTCAACCTGATCGGCAACGTCCCCAGTGAGGTTCGGGTCCTGGTCTAGCATCATCAGCGCTGCTTGCCTTAATTGAAGCCATGTAGACCCCATAACCCCTCATCGCTAAGAACAAAAAAGGGGGAAGCTTCCTTCCCCCGACTACCCGACTCTTGGGTGAAGCTCAGGTAGCCACTTACCACCAACAGGAAAATCTAGCTGGGAGAACTCGTATATAGCTGCCAGTGCGAAAGCCCATTCGTATGCGCATTGTCTGCCCGCACTCGAATCCCTGTTCCGGCAGCCACTCGTTTAAGTGCGTCCGTCGCTGGAACTGCTGTGAGCTGTGTCTTGGCGGCTGATGTACCGACTGTTAGAGAAATAATCTCTGTCGGCGTAGCCTCGTCCGTCTCGACCACAATCGCGGCAGTCGATTCCGTGCTGGCCGTCTCCACGATAACCTGCAAGCGCTGTACGAAAATATCTTCAACTGTGGGCATATACCCCAGCACGTCATTGTCGGACGGCGCACTTGCGATCCCGCTCAAAGGCACGGTCATCTCAGTATAATTCATTTTAATTTCTCCTAATTACTATCCAAATCACACTACTAAGCGTTCTACTAGGCACTTGTATAATGGCACACACGCCCGTCGCCGTGCGCGGTGAAATTCCAGGGAACCGCATAGCCCTGAAAGCTTAACCAAGCCATAGCCGATGCGCGTCCAAAGTCGCCACCGAAATTCGTGTTGACTCGGAAGTGAGGAGGCCAAGGACCAACAACTTCCTTACAGCCTTCAGCGCCAACCACAATGCCAGAGCCGAAAGCTGAGCCTGTGCCAATTCCGTTTGCTAGCGCATCGTTATCGATAACGAACCGTAGGTTCGCCATCTTGCCGACTTCGCCGTTTAGAACGCCCTGGCCACCGGAGTCTCGATACTTCGCAATCTCTTGAAAGCGCGTGTCCTTAACGACGGCATAGTAAGCTCGTGGGCTAATCCCCATGATGTAGTTCTCACCATCTGCGTAAGGCACGTTAAAACTCACGAGGCGTTCGCTAAGATTGACCGCGTGTTCAAAACTAAACGCGGCATTAGCGGTCCCGGTTGGGGTGCCGTCAGTGTCAAAGTTAAACGTGCTCGCTGAAAGCGGAACGTAGGTAAAGGAACGAGCAGCTATCAGAGCATCGTTGATTACCTTATTGTGCGTCCGGGCCATATGGTCCCGAAGAACAACCACGTTTGTTTCGTTGTTATCGATCCGATCCAGAGACTCGTAACGCTGAGTAATCATGATCCCAAGACCACGCTCAAACACCTGCGCTTGAAACTCATGACGAGGAGGCTCAGCGAGCGGCACGCGGCTAGTTTCTGACAGCGGCGTGGTCGATAGCGAGGCGATCCGCCCGGTAATCGGGACAGAAACCTTGTCACCACTCTTAGCGCCAATATGAAAGTCGTCTGCCGGTTCGACCAGCTCATCCAGAGCAGTCATCTTCGCAGCCACGACTCTATTCTTCACCGAAAGCTCGGGGTTTGTGTAAACACTTGAACCTGCTTCGAGCTGTCCCCAGGTAGAGACATCTCCAATCGATGTGTACATTTCTTAACCTCCTAGATTGTCATCATTCTGAGTAATTATTACCCCCTAAGCAGTTATCCGGTTGCGTGCCTTTAGCTTACGCTCCTTTTCCTGCTCTAGAGATTCTGCAAATATTTTCCGCATATCTTTTGCTCGCTCCGGCGAAGAGAAACTTTGCTGCCCTCCACCTCGGCTTGGCGAACCCACACTTGCGCGTTGCTCTTTCAGCCTTGCTTCAAAGCCATACTTGTCTGCAAGCTGGTCAAACTTTTTAAGAGCGGCGGTCATCGCTTCCTCATCGCTCGAATCCGGCGCGGCCTCTTTCGCCTGCCGGTAATAGCCAGTGAAGACCTCCAGGGCGGTCTGGTCGCCCGAGATGTCCGGCCTCTCACCCAGCACTTTATTAGCGGCTTTCTTCACTTCGTCCACCTGCTTGTTAGAAGCCTGAAGCTTCCTCATAACCCGCTCTTCCGAGATTTCGCTCAACGCCTCAACCAATCCGTCTGGATCGTTTAGAAACGCCTCGTGAATCGGGTTGATTGACTTCTGTTCTTCGGGAAACAGCGCTCGTCTCAGCGCTTCGTCGCGCTTCTTGGTGCTGTCGTTAATCTTCTTATTCTCTTCCCAGAGAGCCTTGGCCTCTTTCGCCAACGCCTCTTGATTAGCGGTAATCTGCTTAATGAAATCCTGATCGGGTTGGCTAGACGCCTTGGTGCCTTCAGGTTCTTTAGCGGGCTTGGCCTGTGGGTCGGTCATCTGCTTCTCTGGCTCTGTCTTTTCTGGCTCTGTCTTTTCTGGCTCTGTCTTTTCTGGGTCCATATCTATTCCCTTATTCCTGTTTGGTTTTTCTCTATTTCTTTAAAAACGCTCTCGCGCCTTATAAACGCCCGTTGAAATATATCTTCCTCAAGATAACGAATCGCTTTTAGGACACCTAACGCTAAACGCACCTCTGAGTCGCTCGACTCTGAGCTCATAGTAATCTGCTCTTGCTCTTTGGATAATCTGGCAAGCGGAGCGACTATCAAGCGCTGAAAGTCATAGGTATTGAGAAGCTGGTTGAGGTAATTTGCATCAACTACTCGTTGTTCTTTCTGCTCGGGCGTCATTACTGAACCGTCCCGCCAGGCCCAGCGGCTCCTGCTGACTGATCATCCTGGTTCCCGCCAGTGGGGGTCGGCGGCTGCTGCGAAGCGATTGCTTGCCACTGAAGCACGTCTTGAATTTCTGGAGGCGGTTCAGGGGGAAACTGGCCCGACTGAAGCATTATCTGCCAGTGTCCGTGAATGTGGGCTATGGATTTTTCGTTGAGGCTCTGAATCGTATAGTGGACCTGTAGATGCTGTGCGTGCGCGTCGTCAGGAAGAACCTCAACAAACCTGTCCTCCAACATCATCGCGTTCTCTTCTCTTGCGATATCGAACGGCGAGTTCTGAAAGAACAGTCGGTTCACGTCGAGATTCAGGTCATCAGCAACCCCCGTGAGCAGATATTTGATGTCTACACTTGCAAGCACTTCGGGCGATTGCCTAACGACCGCAAGGAACTCTAGGGCGCGCTGCACATGCTCAGTCCTTTCAAGCACTGAACGGAATCCTCGGATTTCAACTCGGTAATGTCTGGACGCCTCGATGACCCGCTCAACCCGAGGGATATTTTTAATCAGTGTCATCTCCTCCGGCGTCAGTATTCCCTCTACCCGCATTTCTTCCAGGGCCTGATCTTCAAAGCTGTATTGCAGCGCGAGGCTCTTCGCCATGTTTAGCAAAGGCTCAAGTAGGTTGTGGTCCAGGTCTTGAGCAAGAGTTGCTTCACTCCTGTTTTGTCGCGCCTGGTTCGCTCCAACTTCGGTTGCGCTTATTCTGGCACGAGAGGATGGGTTTGCTGACTGCGTATTTACCGTCGAACCCTTCTGACCGCTAAGGCGAAGTGTCTCAAGCATTTGGAACAGGGGCGAGGCGCTCTCTACGTTCGTTGGAATTTCGCCGAACACTTTCGTTGGGTCGCCCGTAACCTCTATGTTCATCCCTGGCTTAACGCCATTCTGAAGTTGCGTTTCGTCCTCGATGATTGCTGAATTTACCGTGCGGGGATTGTAAATAGACAGCTTCAGCATGTCGATAAAGAGACTCGCAAGGTCGTTGATGAACTCCTGCTGGACTATCGCGTTATCAGCTACTCCCGCTCCGACTGCCTTGAACGGCTGTCTAGAGAACGGTGCTATCAGGTAGGGCTTCTGCTGATGGAAAAACTTGTTAAACTCGGCCCTTAAGACGACTTCCCGGTTGGCAAGAACGAAATGGCAGTTTTCCTTTAACAGCTCCCCGTCTTTACTGAGAAGAGGGCCCCAGAAGTCAACCAGCTCCACTTCATTTAGATAGGCGTTCTGGTCTGTGAACTGTTGACGCTGAATCCACTTCTGCCCTTCCCGCGTGCCTGATATTGTAGATGAGAACGTACCGAAGTCAGCGCGTCCACCCTTCATCGACTTAATGAGCGCCTTTCTATTCGCCCCGCCACTGCCCGTATCGAACGCATGGGCTTTGAATAGCGGGTCTATCTCGGCAAAAGTCGTGAAGCTTCTATCTGCAAGGAACAGACTCTCAGATATCTCTTCTGCGTCCGGGTGCCAAAAGAAGTTTTGCAAGTTGATCACGTCAAGCATGGGTCGGATAACCAGCTTCTTCTTGGGCTGCACGTCTCGCCTGAAGCCAACGTCGCCAGTAATAACATCTAGTGCTTCTTCTATCGCGGCAGAGAACTCATCAACGCCCTCCGGGATAGGCTCCGGGTTTAGGTTCTCTATTTTCCCGGCCAGCTTCTTCTTCTGGTCAGATTCTATCTTGGAAATTTTTTCTAGGATTGCTTCTGGGATATACTCAAGACATTCCTGAACAGTGAACTTAAACTCTCCAATTCCACCAAGACCCCCGGCCAGGCAGAACTGATAGAACTTCTTGTAGAACCCGGCCTTGTTCAGCACGTAGAGAATTATCTTCTCCATAATCCGGGCGAACTCTTTATCCTGATCCCCGACCCGGACGTTAAAGAAATCTGGGTTTTGAAGTACTATCTCGACGGCGGCGCTGGCCGCTTCCCTTACGATGACCGAGAACTCGTGCAGGAACACGCGGCTCATCCAGGGGTTTTCTTCCCTATCGGGGCCCCAGTCCTGCTCGCCATTAAAAAGTCGGGTCGCCTTTTCCCAGCGCCGTCTATCCGGGAGGGTTTCTACCTCGCTGGTGTTCAGCAGGGATAGAATCATGTCTTTAATGTGTTGATCCCGCTCTGCAAGAGAGCGGAATCCCATCATGTTATGCGCCACTAGGAAGAGCCTCTATTGGGGTTGCTGTTATCCGCCGATTATAATCGACTTCCTTGGCGCTAGCTTGCCTCCAATGTCTTTCTTTGTGCTCGGGTCGTTGGTTAGCCGCTCTGTTTTCTTTGGAGTCACCCCCATGCGCTTTGGGTCAATCCTCGTTTGAGAAACAGAGCCTCCTTTAACCGAGTGCGGCTGTGGCATGTCGGCAGAATCTTTCGTGCCGGTGCTCTGTGTGCCCATCTTGTTTGCCGCTTGAGAGACGGTCTTCCTTTGGCTATTTGTTTTTGGCATCGTTCAGTATCTCCTCTAGTAAATCCCTTGTTGGATCAAAAACAGAAAAATTGTTGCTCGCATATACTCTTCCGGTCTCATAGGCGGCGGGGCCTTGTCCACCTCCACTGGGGACGCCGAAGCCGGTCATCCGAGTATCGAATCGCCCAGCGCCGCGATTCCCCTTTTCACTGCTGCGCTCGACGTTGTATTTGCGGTATAGTTTAAACAGAACCTTAGCGATTGAAGAAACGCTATTTGTCTGAAAGCGATATGCATCCAGCACCCAGAGCTTTCCCTGATACTTACAACCAACGACAATCGCCGTGTAGTCGGCGGTATTGGCAATAGAAAAAGCCGGGTCGCAGATGATCGAGACCATCGGCCTCATCCCTTCTGGTGGCTCCTTCACGTTCAGCGCTAAGTAGGCGATTGCGTCAATCAGGTCGTCGTGCGCCTTTGGGAATTTCTTGAACTCCCACCCGACTCCGCGCTCCATGTTCCACAGGTCGCTCCTGACGCAAAAGTTCCCCGACTCCATCAGGTCTTGCAGTGCGGCTTGGATTCGCTCCTCTTTCGGGACCTTTCGGTTATCTTCCTCGCCAATGCGAGAGTCGAGTTGTTTTAATCTAAACCGGAGGTGCTCATCCCGCATCGCCCCCCTGAGGTACGAGATGAAGGCAAGGCCCTGCCCTTCCGCCTCTACCCCGACGGCATAGACTCCTTCAGTTTGGAACAGGTGTTTGCTGAACAGGCTCACCATCCCAGTCTCGAAGATTTCTCCTCCCTCCGGGACAGGGCTGTTTAGATAGAGCGCGGAGAACAAAGAGCCTAAGTTTTTCCTCTGGGTTTCTATCTTCTCGTAGGTCCAACCAGCCCGCCTCTCAACCCCCTTGAGGTCAAAATACGTTCGCTCTGGCCAGTAAAGGTCTCCGTTCGGCTTCGCGTAGCCAATCTTTAAGACGTGAATCTTCCCGTGATTCCCTTCCAACTGACCCTCTTCAAGTAGCCCGTAGAAGTCATCTTCCCACCACCTGGTTCCGCAGATAGTCAGGGGTTCTCCTGGGTCCAGGCAGTTGAGAGCTTCGCCGAAGAACGGAACGATAGCCTCCCGCTGGTTAGCGTGCTTGGCGATTTCGTAGTTGATCAGGTCATCAAGAATCATCTTGCCGTAGTGACTCCCGGTTATGTTTCCGGTAACGCCAATCGACTGAAGTGACGGGTCGGTTCTCTCCGTGCTGGCGTCCCCCGCGACTAGAACACTAGTGTTCACATAGTAGCCGTTCTCTCCCCACTTGACCGAAGGTTGCGTCTCAGGGAAGGCGCGGCGGTATCTCGCATTGCTCGCAATAGTCGCGGCTGCGGTCCTAACGAACTTGGCAGCCTTATCCTCCCGAGCATTTACCACCAGGCAGGTTGTAAACGGATCTCTTGCTAGATACCAGGAAGGTCTCGGTCCGGTTATCATCCCGGTCTTGCCGTGCCCTCGCGGGATCAGGACCAGGACGGATTCTTCTTGATACTTGTCAAGGAAGTTGCAGATGACTTCTCCGTGGAACCACGGGTCCATCCACTGATACTGAAGGATATATCTTAGATAAAACCAGTAATCATGCTTTGCCAGCTCCCCCGCCGCTAACCACCACTCTTCGCTTTGTCCCTGTTGACTTATGCTGACTAGATCCTTTTCGTCGTTTAGGCTGGACAGCGCTTGGAGATGGCTTTCCACCCTCTGCTCGCACGGGGCTTTCAGGCTGCTCGACATCTTTCGTTACCTCCAGGGAGTCCTGCTGTTTTAATTCGAGGGGTGCTGGTTGATGGTCATAGTGGCCGTTTAGCCGGGGCGTTTCCTGCTGCTCTTCCTGCCCAAAGACGACTTCTTCAATCTCCTCCGCCGGAGTAGCCTCAAAGGATAGCTTCGCCGCACCCACGCGAAATAGCCTACAGGCAAAAATCTCTCCTCCAACTTGTTTCTCGTTGACAAACTTCATCACCGCCGTTAGCGGCATTAAGTCGGAGAAGGAGCCGTCACTGAATCTTATTGTGTATAGGTAGTCCTGTTTCATTGTCTATCAGTATGGTCCTTTCTTTGATTTTCTTAATCTGGGAAGCAGTCGCGTTCTTAATTCTCACTCGATCTACAGCCCTTGAGTGCTCCGTCTCTATCTTCACCCGAGTGCCCCACTTGCCACTTCTCCTCTTCTCTAGTACCCACTTCATCAGCGGTAAGTTCAGTCCTTTGAGCTTAATCGGGTCCATCTCGCCGAGGCTCGCCTGGAAAAGAAGCCCCTCTAGCTTATCGAACAGCTTATTCGAGATGATATCAAAGCGGGATTGATACCTGTCCTTTAGCTCATACCCTTCCTCAATCGGAATCCCCGCCTGCTTACAGGCTTCCGTGAAGTCCATATAGAGCCCCTGGTAAAGCTTAAGTAGCTCGGCGAGTCTTCCCTCCTCCTCACTAAGAACCTCAGCGTAGGTCATCTTGCCGCTATCAGGGTTCTCCTTAGCCATTCTTCCTCTTAGTAGAGGGGGCCTTCTTCTTATCCAGCGAGGCCACCTGGACCTCCTCCTCACCCAACACCTCAGCCACCTGCTGCTCTTCCTTATTAGATTCCTCCGCTATCTGGGCCTCCAAGGTCCTCTCGGCCAACCTGACTTCTGCCTTCTTCTTTGCTAACTGCTTGTGGACATCTAGCCATCTAGTCAGGAAGTCGTAGAGATCACGGATATCGCTTGGCAACAGGATAACCACATCCCCCAAAGTGTTGCCCGGTCCGGCAGATGAGACTTCAATATTGTTCGTGTTGGAGTAGCGCCTGAGCGTCACATTATTGTTCAGGAAGCACTTCCCATCAGTCGAGAGGAAGGATTTGATTTCTTCATTAAACCTCCCTGAGTCAGCTCCAGATGTGTAAGCAATAGATTGGTCAAGCCTAACAGAATTAGTCTTTATCTTCCCGTTTTCTCTAGCGTTCATCATGATCCCTATCCAAACTCTCCAGTTGATTGATGTGCATACATACGGTTAAAGGCGGCCTCTAGTTGTTTAATCCGCTTCACCAGAACCTCAATTTGTAACTCACAGAGATTCATCTTCGCGTTTATGTTCTCATACCAAGCCCTGAGACCCGGCACCGAGTCCATTCCTGGGCCATCCAGATTGTTTGTATTTGCATGTGGTGGCGATGGCTGCCCAATCGGACCAAGGCCAAACCCCCCTGAGCCGGAGGCGTTCATAACAGGAGCTGGGCTTGTCTGAGACGGGCCAGTGCCGCCGAATAATTCCGCCTCTATCTCCCCATCACTCTTCTTCATCTGCCTCCTAAGCCCCTTTAGACGCTCCTGACGAGCCTCCTGGGTCTCCCTCGGGGCTGGTGGGGACTTCTTCTTATTTCTACTCGTGGTGGCTTTCTTCTTTATTGGCATCTGGTTCTACCCGCTCCTCTTCGATAATAACATCCCTAGACCCAAAACACTTATGGATAAACATTAAGCGCTCTTTTGCTAATTGTCGTTCGTGTTTGTCTCGCTCGGCAAACGCCTTGTGAGTCTCGGACGTCCTCCTCATCGGGCCGAACGTATAGTCCGTCTCAGCTCTCCGCATGAAGTCCCGCATCCTCTCGAACAATTCCCCACGGTGCATCGGCTCCCAGGACCGGATATTCCTCTTAGAAGCCTCAATACACTTCGCCACTTCCCTTGTCTGGACATCTCTAAACTTCTTACCTATCGTCGATTGTTGCTGCATCTTCCCGTTCTTCCCGTTCTTTCCGTTCTAGCCGTTCTCTGCGCCTCTCGTCCCGTTTCCGCTCCCACTTGTCTCGCACCTCCATCGGATTCTCCACCCCCTCTATAAAATGCCTTCTGGACCAACTTGTCTCCGGCCCGTATGAAACCCGTCCTTCCCGATGCACAAAGGGCCCGTTAGCCCTGGCTCGACAGGTCCAACGCCGATGGCCAGACATCCCAAACAGCTTCCCCTTGTAGGTTTTCTCAATCTCCAGAATCTCATAAAGCCGCTCATCCCCAGACCTAAACTTCACCCAGTAAAAGTCTCCTGGTCGGGGTCGCATCTCGTTCGTTTGCCGCTTCCAGACCAAAATCCTCGCACACTTCCCATCCCGAGTTCTACCTAGATATTCAGCATACATAATCAAGCCTCGCTAATAAGCTCTACCAGAAAAGAAAACCAGCGCCCTAACAGTTTTTTCCTTCTCAACTCCACCACCGTGACCCAACAATAACAAGAGGTTAGCCAACCAGATGTGGCAAAACCACCCGAATGACCATTCGTAACATTGTTACAAAAAATATTTATCCTCAACAATACCGCCCAGTTACACCCACATGTCAGCCCACGCCCTATTGACACGCCTCGCTCTTAGGAGCTACATATTCCTATTCCCTAAATTCCTAGTCCCTACCCCCTCCGTCTCAAGTCGAGTAGAGTATTAATACGTTGGAAGTACATCAGGTTACCAAGCGGCGTCCCCATACCCCCACAGCCTTCCAGTACAAGAAGTAATTGTAAGGACCATTCCCGCACCAAATCAGAGCAGTTTATATGGTTGGGGCCTCTGTGCTTTATTCGAGTTACTCAGCAGCAGGGGTTCCGGCCACCCTCTTCTTGGAGCAAAAGACAGGGAGCCGTGGTTACTCACCTCCCATTAAAAACCTTCCCGCTCCTCCATAGACGCCACAATCCGATCCAACAGCACATGCTGAAGGGTGTGACACCTCGAACACAAAAGAGCACACTTAACCGACTCCTCAATAACCTCCTCCCAAGAACGACAAGACAAACTCCGCGCATTTAACGAAAATTCCTTATCCGCAGGAACCCAGTGATGAAACTCCAACGCTCGGGCATGACTAAAGCCACAGTGCAAACACTTGCCACCATGAATCTCAATCAACCGCCGACGAAACCTCTGACCACGACCAACTCTTCGACCCTTCTTCGACATCCAACACCAACCTTCCCGGTAGGCAATAACCACGGCAAATACACTCCGTAATCAAAATTCTAACATGAAGATACTGTAGGATCGAAATAGAACTTGGATCGAGCGGTGGTGGGGGGAGTTATATATATAATTTAGGAAGGGGGTGAAGGGCTTCACCGAAGAGAAGAGAAGAAAAAGGACAGGCTACGCCTGTAGATTATTAGGAGAGATAGATGGTGTTCGCTTCGCTCACTCGCTTATCCCAGGCGCGACGCGCTGAACCGTAGCAACCTAGGCCAGACTCTCCAACGTCGTGTGTCGACACGAGCAGCGCTCCGGGCAGGGGGGGGGACATTGCCCGATAAGTCCACTTATCAGTCGCGCTGCGCGGTATGGCTAGCGTATGCATAGTGTATTCATGACAATTATACTCAAGTACGTATGCTGGGCGAAACATTTCCGAGCATTACTTGCGGTAATGGCACGCTACATTACCCTACTAGATTTGTCGATTGCGCTTGCTTCGAGGTGTTTGTCCACCCCCTCTCGCGCGCCGTTTTGCTGCTCAAAATCCCGAGTAAGTCACTGTGTGTTTAAAGGCGTCTGGGGATGAGCACTAACAGGGAGAACCCCCAGACCCCCTTAGACCACAGGTTGCGCTCATCTGTCAATAGGAGCGAGTTGAGCGCTGCGCAAAAAAAATAAAAAAAAGGGAAAAGATGGGAAAAAAGCTTGACGGCATGAGCTGTTGCAAAACAACAGGAGAAAAAAATGGAAACGCAACTAGCAATCTTTGTGACAGTAGAGACAAGCGAAAACGGTCTCGATCGTGATCGCATCAAATCTTGGCTCGACACAGCGCTTGCAACGCAAGCGCACGAATACGAGCACGATCTCAGTCTCAAGCTCGAACTCGACGAACTGTTGATTTTTGTTACAAGCGCCCAGGTGGGAAATAGAGCTGACTCTGTCGCAGACGAGTTTAGTAAAGCAAAAAAGCGCGCACTGAAGACAGATCCTTGCGCGTCTGAATACTACGACGCGACTTACAGCGCTGAGATATCGCAGTTTCGGCGCACGCTGATGAGTTGAGAACAATAGGAGAAAAGACGATGAAAACAATAGACTTAAACCCCGAGCTCCCTGCAGCAAGGAAAACCGCATTTTTTGCGTGGAGCAACTATAACGGAGCAATCGGCGGCGTGCAGTTGTCTGAGGACGACGCGGATTACCGCGTATTGACCTCGGATATGTTTCCGGGGTCCGTAGAGGACTGGACCCGTAGCGTGTGGCAGCGGCTCGAAGACGCACTAGCAGCCGATAAGGAGACGAAAAAATGAAAAATGAAAAATGAACACTCGACAGAAGAGATACTTGCTGACGTCAAACACGCCGAGGGCGTCTTGCGATCATACGAAACTCTCTATGACGACAACAGCATTAGAGAGTGTCTT